GGCTGCTAATCCATTTCTAGCAGTGCCTACACCAGTAGTATCTGTAGCAACTACACCAGTATTTGATACTAGATTAGTTACTGCTGTTACAGCCACTGCTGGATAAACTGATCCAACATCACCATATCCAAATATACCTTTGTCAGTACCATATGTTGCGGCTGCTAAACTACTCCTAACAGTGCCCACACCAGTAGTATCAGTAGCAACTACACCTGTATTTGATACTAGGTTGGTCATTGATACTAAAGTAGTTGAATACCCATATCCAAATATAGCCTTACTTGAGGGGGGAGGTTGCTTTGTTACACTTACCCCGGCTCCAAATGAAATTCCTTGTCCAATATCCATAATATGTTATCCTTTAACATATTTATCAGATATCGCCTTCTTTTCGATTTTCACTATAATGTGCGTCAAAAGTGCCACCGGGATAGCGACTTTCTAACTTTTTAACATTCTCATCAATAACATCATTTGGATCAAGATTCAATGCTCTACAAGCATTAATCCAGTACCACATAACATCTCCCAACTCTCGCTTCATATGAAAAACATTTTCTTCTGTTAGTGCTTTTCCCTGAAAGAAAATCTTCTTGGGAATCTCAATAAACTCTCCGGACTCTGCGGCTAAACCCAAACAAGCGGTTAGCAATAGTGGAACGTTGACACCTTCAAGTTCATTCACCCTGTCTTTAAATGAATCCAAGTTGTTACTTGCTTCACTTGTTACGGCTTCTACAAAATCTTTGTATTTGTTTAAATCAATATTTTTTGTCATAGTATATATATTCTAGTTTTGGTTATTTTTTTAATTCAGTCAATACTTTTAGATACACAATATTATTTCCTTCATCGTTATAATGATTTATGTTCCCGTAATGTTTAGCAAAAACATCTTTAAAATTTATAAATCTATTAAACACATAAAGATTTTTCCAATCAATATGTGATAAGTGTAATGTATTGTTTGGTACTAACGAATCAATTTCCTGCAATAGTAAATTATGAATATGCTCTGCATATTCTAAATCAAAATACCTTTCAAAGTATTCTACGATTGGTTTTAATTCTGGGTTGGTATCTAAATGCTCAAGTATATCAACATATAGTAAGCAACTGTTTTTATGTAGCAATTTGTTATTATGTATCGGGTGTTTCTCTACATACAATCTATATGGGCTAGTATGTGATACTATAATTTTATCAAAATCACCTAAATTTACTGATTTCAATTGTTTAAGAATTTTATATTCGCTACAACCTGCCTGAGCAATATTTGTTATATTAAAATACTGCTCAAGCATATTTACCCAACCCAATCCACTATTTTTAATAGACCAATCTGCCGCAAAAGAATCACCACAAATCAATAATTTCTTATGCATGTAGTAACTCATATATGTGATTAGCAACATTTTCATGTGATTTTAATCCCATATGCATTTTATCGGAAGCAATATCAACTGCCAGGTCACGTAAATTTAAATGAGAAAATTGAGCAGGAACTGGATACGGGTTTTTTAAAGAATCAATGTTATTGTCAGTATAAAAATTGTAAACCTCACATTGTTTACTCAATAAAAATAAATTTGCATGAGATATTTCTAATAGCGTATTATGTATTAGATTTTTAATGTCATACAAACGGTAAAAATATTCAGCTTCATGCACTTCATGTGAGGGTGTTTTTGGCAAAATCTTTATTAATCTATTAACATCAAACAAACAAGTTCGGTTAACATGAGTCCAACATACTATTACGAAATCATCTTTTTGTATGTCACTGGATAATATTGATAACATTATTTCTTTATTAGATGCACCCCATGTGGCACGGTTTTCAGTATTGATTGATAACTTATTTCCTAAAAGTATAGGCCATGAATATACACTGGGTGTAACAATATCATTAGCGGGAATCCTATCACTACAATCAGGTAATCCCCTACCCATAGTATCGCTTGAACCAAATACTAATAATCGTTCTTTCATTCTCTGTTGTACATCAGACATTAAAATGCTTTCAGTATAATCATATTCTCATTAAAGCGGCCATTAGATGCAGTAGCTACTGCTTTAATGTCGTTAAAGTATTTACGAGCCGCCGGCTTACTTCCCATAATTTCTTTTAATTGTTCAGCAGGCTTACGTAATGTTTTAACTTCGCTTTTTGCTGTATCAAATCCAAGTAATGTATTACCTTTAATAGTAAATGCTTTGCTATAATCATCGGCAATATAGTGATGCAATTTGCGTTTTGCACTATCGTAAATCCAAGCTTCACTTGCACCGTGAAGTTTGATAGGACTGATACTTACTAAATCAAGTTTACTTGCAGTATCTTTAAATATCTTTTGATACTTAAGTTTAGCTACGATTTTCTCGACCGGTACTGCCTTACGTGCCCTAGGAGCTTTTGCGGCTTTCTTAACACTAATGTAACTGTTCAAATCATTGATAACTAATTCAATAAACTTAACAATGTTTTTCAACTGAGTTTTACTGAGGTGATTATAACCCTGAACCAATTGACTATCAGTTCCTTTAATTACCTCTTCAAATTCGTTCAGTTTCTTTTTCCAGACTTCAGTTAAAATACTGATATGTTGTGGCATCACATTCTTTTTAGCTACTTCATCCATTGGACGTAGTGTGTGCTTTGTGGGTGCACCGGATGTAATGAATTCATCAAATAGGCCTTCAAGTTCACCTGCGGCATCACGTGCTTTTTCTTTTAGAATGTCCTGAATGTTGGGTCGTGCGGGTGCCACAACTTCAACTTTTTCTTCTTCAGGTTTGTGTACTAACTTTAACAAACGATTGATTTCGTTTTTGAGGGTTAGTTCCTCGTGTTCTGATAATGTTAGTCCACGTAACTGCATACGTGCCAACCAGCACAACGTCAATAGAAACTCATTCTCATGGACTCTACGCATAATCTTAGAATCATTTGTGCGTTTATTAAACTCTAAATATTGACTCAATAGTTCCTTAGCATCTTTCTTGCCATAGAAACGATTGTACCAAGTAAAACTACGCATCAATGCGACTCTACGCTTATCCTCATCCGGTTGTAGAACAAACAATGGCTCATCACCATAATGTTGCACATCCACATCCCGAGGATTCAATGCTTTAACTAGACTGTGGTCCTCTGTATTACGCTTACGTGTTGCCATTAGGCACTCCTTTGTATTGATTTATCTATTGTAGCATAATCCATATTTATTGTCAACCTTAGGATTCAAGCGTAGGACATTACGATAAATACTATTATGCCAAAGTTATCCCTATACCGCCCAAATAAACAGAATGATTATCGTTTCTTTGATAGAACAATATCCGAAGAATTGCGTGTCGGTGGCACGGATTTATACATTCACAAGTATTTAGGTCCAACTAATCAAGGACCTAGTATTGATTATACTCAACCAGAATATGACAGTTTAAACCCACTGAATATTCAGGATTTATTATTCCTAGAGAATAGAGATAGAACATATGATCCTAATGTTTATAGATTACGTGGTCATTATAATGTACAGAATTTAGACTTTGATTTAAGTCAGTTTGGTTTATTCTTAAACAATGATATTATCTTTATTAATGTACATTATAATGATATGATTGATATTGTTGGACGTAAATTAATGGTTGGTGATGTATTAGAGTTACCCCACTTATTAGATTATAATCCATTAAAAGAAACTATACCAGTAGCATTAAAACGTTTTTATAGTATCACTGATGCTAACTTTTCTAGTGACGGATTTAGTCAAACATGGTATCCACATATGTGGCGTATTAAATGTGAGCCATTAGTTGATAGTGAAGAATTTAGTCAGATATTAGCTGAGCCGATTAACCAAGATAATTATTTGGGAATATGGGATAAAGATAAAACATACCCACCCGGTTATGTTATTACATTTGGTGATAAGAATTATATCAGTAAGATAGAAGTACCAGTTGGCATTATGCCACCAAATACAACATATTGGGAGTTAGATACGGCATCAAATCTTAAAGATATTCTTGCTACATACAATAAGAATATTGCAATTAATAATGCGGCATTGGAAGAAGCCAGAAGACTTGTTCCTAAATCAGGTTACGATAACAGTAATCTATACATTGTTCCTACATATGGCGTATTTGAAACTGATACTCAATTGTCTGGTAAGTACAATCAACCCGCACCACCTATTGACGGTATAGTTCCAAATCCAGGAGCTTTTACTGCCACAGTTACAGTAATGCAATCTTCATTGTACAGAAATTCTAGTCCAGTGTTACGCATACCTGCTAGTTCACTGAGAACTATTTGGGATATGACTGTTGATGGAGGTGCAGTAGAAACTAACGCAACATTATCATTAAAGTCATTAACATTAGCTCCTGCAATGACTGATACTGGTTCTGGACCGGTGACTGGTAATACAGTTTTAACTATTGATAGTTTGGGTGTGATTACAGGCCCATATGGTACGGCAGATAATACATATGCTACCGCTGACCAGAATCCTGAATTGCCAGGTTTTACTGATGAGATAACTCCAGTAATGGACTTTAGAGCAGATTGTGATCCACGATTCCAATTCATTGCACGTAGTAGTCCACGTAGCTTTGGTTACACAACTGGTTATTTAGATGGTTCAGGTGAAGCACCAAATGGATTCCCGACTGGTGCAGGTATTGCGTTCCCACAAAACCCACAAGTAGGGGATTATTTCTTACGCATAGATTATTTGCCTCAACTGTTATATCGTTGGGATGGTCAACTATGGATAAGAATATCACAGAATGTAAGAACACAAACTGGTTACGATTACGGAGATTTGTCACAACAATCTAGCTTCATAAATAATAGCAATGTAACAGTATTGACTGACGGAACAACGACAACACAAAGTCAAGCATTGTCAACAATACTTACAATTGCACCAGATCCAATACCCCCGCAACCTTAAAGAATATAAATGGCACAATTTTTCTATGATAATCAAATACGCAGATTTCTAATACAGTTTGCAAAAATATTCAGTAATTGGGAAGTTACTAAAGGTAAAGATCCTGCAGGTAATGAAATACTTGTTCGTGTTCCTATTATGTACGGAGATAGTAGTCGTCAAGCAAGTACAATCATTGCCAACAATAGTGCTAGCAATCTACCTTCAGCACCTTTGATTACATACTATATTAGTGGATTAGAGTACGATCAAAGACGTACACAAGATCCTACATTTATTGATAAAATTCAGGTTAGACAACGTAGTTACAATAGTGATACACAAAGTTATGAACAAGTTCAGGGACAAGCATTCACTATTGAAAGACTAATGCCTGTACCATATACATTGAGAATAACAATTGATATGTGGACTACCAACTATCAACAAAAACTAGAA